GACGGATCTCCCCTCTACGCCTACCTGATGAAGATCAAGCAGGAATGGCATCAAGAGGATCTGGATCAACTCTCGGCTGTCGACGACAAGTTCGAGTCGGCCATCCGCGAAGGTTCCCTGCTGCAGAAGCCGGGCGAACAGCGGTACAATGCCGGCATCAGTCTCAAGACCAACAAATCTTAACGTAGGAGCTTTATAATGGCAAATGCTGCCGCCCCCTTCGGGCTTCGCCCGTCCCACACCGTCTCCGGGAGTGACTACAACGGGCAGACCCGACTCTACTACATCCCGAGCACCGACACGATTGCTTACAGCGTCGGCGATGTTGTCGTCGAAGTTGCTGGCGGCGATCTCGTCACTGGCGCCTCGGCGGTCATCCTCTACGGTACGCGTGGATCGACCTCGACTTCCGGCAACACTCGCGGAGTCATCGTTGGCTTCGGCGTCGCCGCTGGCAACGGTGAAGTCGCTCCTCTGGGCGGTGATCCCGACAACCTCGGAGCGATGATCATCCCGGCCACCAAGACGAAGAACTACTACGCCTACGTCTGCGACGATCCGCACATGATCTACGAGGCCCAGACTGACACCATCGCAGCGACCGCGTTCAACAAGAACACCGGTCTGGCGGTTGGCGTTGCTCCGACCCTGACCTCGCCGAACTGCAAGACCGTCATCAACGGAGCCTCGGCCACGACCACCTCCACCCTGCCGATTAAGATCATCGGCGCTCCGCAGCGTGCCGACAACGACCTGACCTCGCCGGGCACCAACGCCTACATCTGGGTGATGCTCAATACCAACTCAGTTGGCGGTACGAGCGCCGGCGTTTAACCTTTCACCCTTTAAAGGAGCATCAAAATGGCTGGAGTTATCAGCACCTCGAACCACCCCAAACTGCTTTGGCCCGGCGTCAAAGGTATCTGGGGGAGTGCCTACAACGAGCACTCGACCGAATACACGGATCTGTACGACACCGACACCAGCGACAAGGCCTACGAAGAGTTCGTCCAAGTCACCGGCTTCGGGCTGGCCCCGGTCAAGGCCCAGGGTGCTTCGGCTGTCTATGACACCGAGACCCAAGGTCCCATCTCCCGCTTCGTGCACGCGGCCTACGCCCTCGGCTACATCGTCACGCACGAAGAGCTGATGGACAACCTCTACATGGAGGTCTCCGGCAGTCGTGCGCCGAACAACGCTCGCGCCTTCCGTCAGACGAAAGAGCGGGTGGCCGCGGCTCTGTACAACCGGGCAACCAATGCCAGCTACACCTACGCCGACGGCAAGACCCTGCTGGCAACCGATCACCCCAACACCTCCGGCGGTACCTTCAGCAACAAGCTCGCCGTTGCCGCCGATCTGAGCGAGGCCTCCATCGAGGATCTGTGCATCCAGATCATGCAGGCTACGGATGATCGCGGCAACCTGATCAACCTGATGCCCAAGAGCCTGCACGTTGCTCCGGCAAACTGGTTCGAAGCCACCCGCATTCTCAACACCACCCTCCAGGTCGGCACCGCCAACAACGATATCAGCGCCATCCGGCACCTCGGCATCTTCCCCGACGGCGTGAAGCTGAACCACTACTTCACCTCCCCGAAGGCCTGGTTCGTTCGCACCAACATCAGCAAGGGCAAGGGCCTGATCTTCCTGCAACGGGAAGCCATGTCCTTCGAGCGCGACAACGACTTCAACACGAAGAACGCCCTGGCCCTCGGCTACGAGCGCTATTCCTGCGGCATCGTCGATCCTCGCGCGATCTACGGCACCGAGGGACCGTAACATGGCAGCTCGTAAGAAACCCGCCAAGAAGTCCCCGGCACCGATGCGCGCACCCGCTCGCAAGTGCTAAACAAAAATCTCCGGACTGTGGCCTGTCCTCAAGCAGGCCCTTCCGGGGTCCACAGCTAGGAGATTTTAATGCCCTCAATCGTTTCTCAAGGTCGTGTCTCGACCTTTCCCGGCGGATTCCCCGCTGGTCTGTCCGTCCTCGGTATGCCGCTGGTTTTCCCGCAAGCACGCGGAGAGGTCTACTACGTCAGCAACAACGGAGCGTCGCTCGCAGCCGGTCAAAGTACTGGCAGTGACGGCAACAAAGGCACCTTTAACAAGCCGTTTGCCACACTGCAGAAGGCGCTCGATGTTTGCGTCGCCAGTCGTGGTGACATCATCATCGTCGGTCAAGGCCACGCGGAGAACATCGCTTCGGCAACCGCACTCGCAATCAGCAAGGCTGGTGTTACGATCCTCGGTCTCGGCACAGGCGACAACCGCCCGACCTTCACCCTGACCACCGCCAACACCGCCAAGATTGTCGTCAGTGCCAGCAACGTGTCGATCTGCAACTGCGTGTTCGTCGCCAACTTCCTGAACATCGCAGTCCTCTTTGACCTGACCACGGCCACTGGCTTCAACTTCGATTCGTGCGAAGTTCGCGACACCAGCGCCACCCTCAACTTCCTCAACATCTTTCAGTTGTCGGCAACCACGGCAGCGAACGACGGTCTGCGCATCACGCAGAACCGTTTCTTCCTGCTCGCGGCTTCCGGTGTCTGCAACATGGTCAACTTCCGGGGCACTATCAACCGCGTTGTGATCAGCGACAACTACTACTCGGCTCGCACGACCAACGCAGGTGCGGTGCTCATCTTCGCCACAACGAAGTTTGCCACCAACTTCTTGCTGCTCAACAACATCTTCAACTTGGTCAATGCGGCTGGCACTGCCACAGGTTTCCTGATCACGTCCGACACCGCGACTCACGTCGGCTACATCGACGGCAACAAGGACTTCTGCTTGGCCAACACCACCTACGCCAGTTCCCTGTTGGTGACAGCCGGTTCCGGTCTGCGTTTCGGACAAAACTGGCACAGTCGTACAGCTGACAAGTCTCCCGGCACAGTCCTCCCGGCAGCTGACTCTTAACCATAGCAGTTTGGTGCATTTGTCGGGATTGTGTGAACACGCAATCTCGGCATTCCCTGTTCAAGGAATTCCCAAATGGGCCGTGCAGACCACTACTCCCCAGGCGACAACAACGCCATCTGCGACTCCTGCGGACGGAAGCGCAAGGCCAGTACCCTCAAGAAAACCTGGGACGGATTCTACGTCTGTCCCGAGCACTGGGAACCGCGCCATCCCCAGGACTATGTGCGCAACGTACCGGAGAGTCTCCCCGTCGCCATCAACCGCCCGGCAGTCGAGCCAACCTTCACCGCCGAGGCTGAGGCCATCCCCCTCCCACCGAACCCTCTAGGAGTCTGACGTGGCTGTATCAGGAACCACCACCTTTACACTCACCAGGGACGAGATCCTGGACTCTTCGGCCAGGGTCACTGGTTACCTGGCAGCCGGCGAAGTACTCAGCGCCGAGGACAAGACGAACCGTTCCCAGGCTCTCAACATCATGGTGAAGAACTGGGCTCGGAAGGGCCTTGCCCTCTGGGTTACAGTCACGGTCGAGATTCCGCTGGTAGCCGGGGACTACGACTACACCATCGGGCCAAGCGGCAGCGACGTTACCGCCGACCGCCCACTCAAGATTCTCGAGAGCAGCTTCGTCCGAGATCCCGATGGGAACGATATCTCGCTGCGGCAACTCGCCCGCTCCGACTATAATATCCGTAGCCCCAAGGGGCAAGCTGGAGTCCCGGTCGACTTCTACTACGATCCCGGCAGAGACTACGGCACCCTCTACTTGCTGAATGTTCCAGCCACCGCCGGCTATGTGTTCCATGCGGAGACCCAGCGCCAATTCTTCGACATGGTGGCTGGCTCCGACAACTTCGACTTCCCCGCCGAGTGGCTCCTTCCCCTCAAGTGGGGACTGGCCGCGGAGATGGGCCTGGAAGACGGCGTCGAGCTGGACAAGCTGGACTACATCGAGCGCAAGTCGCAGGCTCACCTCGAGGCCTGCTTCGACTTCAGCGTGGAGGAGGCCAGCACCTACTTCACCGTCGACACCCAGGGGATGCGCTAGTCGTGGAGACTCCGGCCAGTAAGCACGTTCGCACACCGCTGATCTTTCAGTCGGTAACTCGCGATGCTGCACGAACCAAAGGATCTTGGCTCACCAATATGTGGATCGAAGGCTCTCGCGTTCGCAAGCGGTTTGGTCTGACGCTCGACACCTCCGGAGCTTCCCCCGGTCAGGGCCTTCTGATCTACGGGACGGCCAAGGTCAGCATCCGCAACGATACGCTGTATGTTGATGGAGCTGACTTCACGCTATGAAAACTCCGCTGCTTGTGGCCAACGACTCCAGGGATGAGTCGCGTGAGAAAGACTCCTGGGGGACTAACATCTTGCTCGAGTCGGAAGCCCCAACCGCTGCGGTAAAGCGTCCGGGGCTGACACTGACTTACGACGGTACAGCGCCTGGACAGGGAGTCTTCATCTGGCCGGATTATGGAGTTGCTACTGTTGAAGACGACGAGTTGATATTTCCGGTCATTGTCGATATTGGAGACTTCATCGACGGCTACTACGCAATGGTGCAGAATCCTCCGACTCCGCCTGGTCCGGATGACGACTACTGGAGTTTGGATGAGCCTGATAGCAGGCGTTATCAAGCATGGTCACTGTGGGAAGTGTCCGCTATTGTTGATAACGATCCAGACAACTGGGCGGCGCACGCATATACATCGGCCAGTGGAAGTACAAATTGTTTTTGCACAACAAAACTGGCTGCATCCGTAAAAGCAGCAGCAAGACAAGCATTGCGTTATTTGTTAAAAGCCTGTCCCGGATATTTCTACCAGCATACACATACTATCACGTATTTGGGCGGACTGGTTGAGACGTATGCTACAAATTCTGTCGTATATTACCCATACAGATATAGATTTAAGACAGTTTTGGAAAACCCAGAAGATGCTGTAATTTCTGTAGTCAACGACACAATCTGTACCGATGTTTCGTTTATTTACGGAGTTTCGACTGTGTGCGCATACGTCTATCTGAACATGAAAAGGTCTTACAGCACTGGAAGTCCCACGGCATCAGATCCTGTGTGTGCATTGGCTGATAATTATTATGATGTAGGTCTCCAAATAGTGCGTCGGATATGAGACTCTCACTCGCTACCCTCAATATCTCCGACACGGAGCAACGAGACTCCAAGTTTAGTCTAACCCAGATTCAAAGGATACCCCGCCATGCCAGTCACCGTTCCAGGTCTCCCCTTCGACTTCATCCAGACGGACGTTGCAGCCGGTACTGTCGGATTCGTATTCAAGTCTACTGCCGACGCCTTCTACTACGACGGCTCTACTGTAACCAAGATCACAGATGGAGATTACCCAGCAACCACCGTCCGGGGCATCGCCTACTTGGACGGAACTTACTACGTCATGGACCCCAATGGACAGATCTTCGGTTCCGACCTCAATACCCCAACCTCCTGGACGGCCCTCAACATGCTGGTTGCCCAGATGGAGCCGGATGGTGGGGTGGCACTCGCGAGGCTCCTCAATTACATCGTGGCCTTTGGCACCTACACGATTGAGTTCTTCTTTGACGCCGGGAACCCTGCGCCAGGATCGCCGCTAGCTCCATACGCTTCAGGGATGCTTAATATCGGATGCGCGGCAGCTGGATCGGTCGTGCAGAGTAACAACCAGCTCTTCTTCATCGGGGTAACGAAGCAGCGAGGACGCTCGATCTACACCCTGACTGGGACAACGCCGCAGATCATTTCCACCCCGTCCATCGAGCGTATTCTGAACGCCGACGACCTGAGTTCGGTATTCGCCTTCTGCATCAAGATTGCTGGTCACAACTTCTACGTGCTGACGCTTGTCGACTCCGATATCACCCTGGCGTGTGACCTGACCACCGGAGACTGGAAGGAATGGACCAGCCTCACCGCGGCCTCCCCGATCACGATCAGCACCCTCACCTACAGCAGCTCCACTGGACTGTGTTCCGCCACAACCTCCGGGGCGCATAACCTCTCGGATGGAGATCCTGTCACGATCGCCGGAGCTACGCAGACGGAGTACAACGGAGCGGTCAATGTGACCTACGTGGATGCGACGCACTTCACCTACGTCCCGCTGTCCGTCCCGAGCGTCACCCCAGCAACCGGCTCTCCGACAGTGACGGGCTACACCTCCGGCGCTTTCATCGGACGGTTCTACGCAGGCTTCGGCAACATCGAACTCGTCCAGGATGCTGCAGGTAACCTCTATACCCTCTCCCCGGACGTGTATCAGGATAACGGAGTTCCGATCGACGTTCATATCCGCACTCCGCTGATCGACGGAGGCACCAACGATAAGAAGTTCTTCTCGAAGCTCCAGATCATCGGGGACTCCGCCGACACCCAGGTGTTCGTTCGTTACAGTGGCGACGATTACCAGACCTGGACGAAGTATCGGTCAGCTAACCTCGGGCTGCGTCGTGCGGCCCTCCACCGCCTGGGCCAAGACCGTCGCCGGGCGTTTGAACTTCGGCACACAGACAATACGCCGCTTCGTCTCGAAGCACTGGAACTAACCGTTAAAGTGGGGAACAACTGATGGGACTTCTGTCATCCGATATGTCGGATAAAGAGCTGGATAAAGCAGCAGCTTTGGCAGGGCGCCAAAGACGTGATTTTGGTGGTATGTACAGCACACAAAAGGAGTATGACGATGCCGTCCTTATCTCCCAAGGTTTTCACACACCGAGAGCTGCTGTAGGTCTTAGCAAGCAAGCTTTAGTCGATCAGATTAACGCCGAAAAAGCTCGTCAAGTTCCAATCTACCAGCAAGAGTATGCAATCAATCAGCAGCAAGGTCTCCTGAACGATAATCGGCAGCAGCAGGCTCTGGCTCTCGGCCAACGCAATGCAGCGGTCAAGGACGCTCTCACCAACGCTCAGCGAACCGCCGGCCCAGGTCAGAGTATCTACGACCAGCGTCTGCAGCAGATGATGAACGGCACCTTCGCTCCGGATGATCCGTCATACCAGTGGCGAGTCCAGCAAGGCATGACCAACCTAGGTCGATCGCAGGCCGCTAAGGGAATGCTCGGCAGTGGCAACATGGCCGCGGAACTCCTGGCCTACGGGCAGGGCATGGCCAGTCAGGAATACGGAGCGCAGTTCAACCGTCTGCTGGCGGCATCGCAGAACGCCACGGCTCAATACACCAACGCTTACAGTGTGCTGAATCAGATGATGCAGCAACAACAGGGCCAGCAACAACAGGGGAATGCGAATCAACTAGCAGCTCAGGGTTGGGGTCAGGTTGCCCAGGGTTGGGGCAGTCAGAACCTCGGGATTGCTAACGCAGATACCAGTCGATATCAGGCGACATCTAATGCAGCAAATCAGGCCGGGCAATTGGCTCTGCAGCGCGACCAGTTCAACGCGCAACAAAAACGTCTTGACAACGCCGATCGCGGGACTGGAGATGCTCTTATGCAGGGAGCTGGAATGTTAAACTCCAATAAAACTTATCAGTACCCCAATCAGAATCCAGACAGTTTTCAACGAACTTACGGATATAACCCTAATAGTGATGGAAGCGGCCCTATTAAGAACAACGTAGCATCTGAACTCCAGAGCGGGACCGGGTACATCTACAACAGTCAGACTGGAAACACAACACAGATCGGAAATTCGAATCAAGGTTCTCCGTCCCCCTTCACCAACGACTACGGCTATGAAGCCGTCTACGGAGATTAGCATGGCTGAAGTCACTGGCTACTACGGCGGATACCTCAACGCGCTCAGCACAATCTCCGGGGTGGATGAAGCCAACAATCGCATTGCTATGCGGAACCAG